GAGAGCGGCGCCATCCGCGAGATCCTAGCGTGCCTGCTCGTTCCGGAGGAAGCGGCACAGCGCGGCAGGGACCCCGGCGAGGCCTGGACCCGGGAGACGGCCGAAAAGACCGCGCGCTTCCTGGGCGGGCTCAAGAAGCCTGAGGAGAAGGACAAGATCAGGGGCCTCGTGCTCTCCCTCCTCATCCCTTTTGTCGAGAGCGGGATCGTCTCCTTGCGGACTTCGATGACGTCCTCACGCGCAACGGTCCCGAAGACAAGGACGAGCCCGAGGGGCCCGGGCGGTACGGCCCCTGGACAGGCCTCGTTCTCGAACTCGCCCAAGGCGACCACGAGCGCGCGGAACGGATCTTCCGCTGGCCCCTCCGGGCGGCCCTCGACTGCTTCCGCGTGAGAATGCGAACGGCGGCGCTGGAGGACTACCGGCACCGGCTCCTCTGCTGGTGCGTCATGGCCCCGCACTACGGCAAGGGCTCACGGCCGCGTCCTCCGGCGGTCCCCGAGATCCTGAGAGGACGGCGCAGGGATGACCGGTAGGCCCGACGTCAGAGTCAGACTCTCGGCCGAGGGCGTCGCGGAAGTGGTCGCGGCGCTCAAGCGCGTTCAGGCCGAGGGCCAGAAGACCGCGGTCAAGCAGACGCGCGGCTTCCAGGGCCTGAACCGCATCCTCGGCGGCACCACCAATCTCCTGGCCGGACTGGGCCTTGCGCTCGGGGTCCACACATTCCAGCGATGGATCCGTGGCGCCGTCGATTCCGCCGACGCGATCGCCAAGACAGGGAAGCGCGTCGGCGCCGCTGTGGAGAACCTCTCCGCACTCCATCTCGTCGCCAGAATCTCCGGCTCCAGCCTCGAGGAAGTCGCGAAGGCGCTCGCCAAGCAGAACAAGTACATAGGCGAGGCGGCCGCGGGCAATCCCAAGGCCATCGCCACCTTCCGCGACCTCGGGCTCACGCTCGAGGACTTCAAGGGCAAGGACGCCGTCGAGATCTTCGAGCTGATCTCCCAGCGGATCACGGCGCTCCCGAGCCCGATCCAGCGCGGCAAGGCGGCCATGGACATCTTCGGCCGCTCCGGCGCGAACCTCATCCCCACCATGAAGGACCTCGCCGACGAGGGCCTCGGGAACGTGATCGAGCGTGCCCGTGAGCTCGGCGTGCTCATCGACGCGGACCTCGCGGCGTCCGCCGAGCGCATCAAGGACGACTTCGAGCTCCTGAAGGCGCAGTCCGAGGGACTGGGCACGCGCCTGGCGGCGGGCCTCGTCCCCGAAGTCTCGCAGGCCCTGCAGACCATCAGCGGCGATCTCGCGCAGACCACGGACGCGTGGGAGACGTTCGGGATGGGGATCGGGCGCGTCATCAAGTGGATCGTCGCCGTCGTCTCCGCAGGGTTCGACTACGCCGGGACTCACCTCGGCTTGATGATCAGCGCCATCGACGCAGGGATCCGTGCCCTTGCCGATCTCATTCGCGGCGACCTCGACAAGGCGCGGCGCCACATGCAGACGTTCGGCCGGTTCGCAACCAGAGAGGCCGAGAACATCCGTGAGCGCATGAAGGGCAGGTTCGAGCTCGCGGTCTCCACGCCTCCCCGAAGAGAAACCAGGGAGACGACCACGGGCGAGGAAGGCGAGCTCGACGAGGAGATGGCCGAACTCGCGGCCAAGCGCGCGCAGTACATGCAGATGGCGCTCGACCGCGAGCTCAGACTGGCGAAGACGGCGGCGAGCCTCCGGAGCGCGGCCGAGAAGCGAGCATTCGAGGAGGGCCTTAAGGACGTCCGGACCTACTACGACGACCGCCGAGCGGTCGTCGACCGCGCGTATGAGGAAGAGCTCGCGGTCCTCGAGCAGAAGCGCGGGCTTCTGGATGAGATCACCGACCCCGGCCGGCGCCTGCAGGAAGAGAAGAAGATCGACACCGAGCTTGCCAGGGTCCGGATGGAGCACGAGAACGAGGTCGGTGCGCTCCTGTTCGAGGAGCGGGAGACCGTCAGGAGCATCGCCCGGGAGCGGCTCGCCCTTGAGAAGACCCTGCTCGAGGCCCAAGGGAAACGCATCGAGGCCGAGCGGCTGGGGTTCGAGGAGCAGATCGAACAGGCGGATCTCCTGCTCAGGAAGCAGGGCGCCTCCGACGAGGAACGGGAGGCCACCCTCGCCCGGCTCCGTGCCGCACTCGAGGCGGGCGCGGACTTCGAGGAAGCGAAGCGCGACGCCGAGGCCGCGCTCGCGGAGTTCGAGGCGGCAAGGGCGGAAGTGGAAGCACGCGCGTCGGCGGGGCTCCTCTCCCAGTTCGAGGCCGAGGCTGCGATTCTCGCGCTCGAGGAAGGCCGGATCGAGACCTTGAAGGAGCTCGCGCTGGCACTCGAGGCCGCCGCCGAGGCCACGGGGGATCCTGAGAAGATCGCGCAGGCCCAGAGCTTCGCGGCCGCCATCCGGGAGATCGACTACTCCGTCCAGGCGTCGGCCGACTCGTTCGGACGGTTCAAGGAGACGGCGCTCGACTCGGCGACCGATGCCCTCACGGACTTCCTCGACAAGGGGATGGAGGGATCGAAGTCGCTCAAGGACGCCTTCCGCGACATGGCGCTCGCCATCATCGCTGACCTCCGGAGGCTCGCGGCACAGCTCATCGCGACCGCGATCGTGAAGAAGATCGCTGGGCTCTTCGGAGAAGGCGGAGTCGTGGGCGGCGAAGGCGCGGAGGCGAAGGCGGAAGGCGGCCTCTTCCGCGGGCGCGGCACCGGGACCTCCGACTCGAACCTCGTCTGGCTCTCAAACGAGGAGTACGTCGTGCGGGCTGCGGTGGTGAGACAACCTGGTGTGCTCAAGCACCTCGAGGACTTGAACCGCCAGGGTGTGCGCTCTCTCGTATCCACGCCTGTGATCGCCGACGTTCCCGCCACGCGTTTCGCGGAGGGAGGCCTCGTTGAGAAGGGCGCTGTCGCGGACGACGGCGGAGTCCTGAACGGGCGGCTCGTACTCGGCCTCGAGGACGGGCTCGTGCTGCGCGAGATGGACACGCCGCAGGGCCAGCGGATCCTGGTCCGGGCACTCAGCAACAACCGCCGTGCGGTGCGCTCGGCGCTGGGGATCTAGCGATGTTCACGAACGGCACAGCGGACAACTACGTCGACCTGCTGGACCGGCTGCACACGTTCCTTACGGCCAAGGGCTCCGCGTTCGGGCTGACGTACGCAGGGACGGGAGACGGGACGCTCACGGCCTACTCCGGCGGGGCCTCGTCCGTGGCGGAGACGTTCACGGTCACGGCCACGTCTTCAAGCTCCTTCGACGTCGTCGGGTCACTCTCCGGCTCGATCGGGCCGGCCACGGTCGGGACGCCGTTCACGCACGAGAAGCTCGAGTTCCTGATCTCCGCTGGCGGCACGCCGTTCGTCGCCGGCGATACCTTCACGCTCTCGACCGCGCCACCGTGGGTGGGTTTCCGCAAGACGCTCGGGGCCAGGGTGGAGGCGACGCAGGGCAACACGGGTTCCAAGGCGGTCCAGAACATCGTCGACGGAAAGAACGCCATCTCGGACGCCTACTGGCGCGTTCAGTCGCCGATCACCCTGCCGCAGGACGTCGAGTTCACATTCTTCGAGGCCGAGACGATCGCCAGCTACCAGATCGCCTCGTTCATGGACTACTACTCCAACTACCTGCCTAAGTCGTGGGCGTTCCAGTACTGGGACGGGGACTCGTGGGAGACGCTCGATTCCCAGTCGAACATCACAGGCTGGACACAGCTTGGCATCAGGACCTTCGAGATCGCCTCTCCCGTCTCCGCCACCAGATACAGGCTCCACATCACCGAGATCCCGAGCACGGTCTGGCTCTACATGGGTGCGATGCGCCTGCTCCGCTCCGACGGTGTGGATGCCGCGTTCTCCCAGACGATCTGGCAGGCACCCGGGAACGACGGCGACTCGGAGATCCTCGTCGGGGTCCACGCGTTCGAGCGGCAGGACGCCGACTACTACAACTGGGAGCTTGCTGCGTTCGACGCCTACCTCGCGACGTCGCTCTGGCGCGAGCAGGCCGGGCACCACAGCAAGCTCTACATGCCGCTCTGGGACGACACCATCCCCTACTGGTTCGTCGCCGACGGACGTAGGGCGATCGTCGTGGCGAAGCTCAACACGCAGTACGAGGTCGGTTATCTGGGGCTCCTCGATCCGTTCTTCTCGCCCGAGCAGTGGCCGTACCCGATCGCACTGGGCGGGTCGATGGCCTTCGGCCCGACGACGCCGGCCTGGGAGTCGACCAACTGGCGCTGGTCGAACAACACGATCAATCACCGCGCGTTCACGCACTCGGATCCGGGCTCGACCATCAACGACGACGCCGAATGGCACCAGATGCGCGCCCGCGACTGGGACGGCGGATGGCTCGGATTCGCGTCGCGGTCGAACGACGGGACGCCCTACTTCCCGGACCACGGCGTCATCTGGCCGTACTGCTGCGGCCTCACGCTCCTCGATCCTAACATCGACGAGAGCTACACGCTCTGGCCGGTCATGCTGAACACCGCCGTCCCGAACACGATCGGGCAGCTCTCCGGCGTGGCCTGCGTGAGCGGGCAGGGACTCACGGCGGAGACCATGGTCCGCGTGGGCGTAGTCGACTGGATGGCGCTCCACGACGTCTTCCGCACCGACCGCGATGACTTCCTCGCGATAGCACTGGACTGACCCATGGCCGCTTCCTATCAGACAGGGATCAGCTCCTCCCCCACGAACCTCCTCCAGACTCTGGTGTCGTGGCTCACTTCCCAGGGCTGGACGGTAGACCTCTCCGCGTCGGACGGATCGGGCTGGCGCGCCCACCTGCACAAGAGCGGGCTCTACGTCAACCTCCGCTCCGCGATGGACGAGAAGATCTGGCCCTACGACGGGAGCTACCACGACAGGGGGAACGGAGGCTACGGCATCGGGCTCTATCTCGGCGACGGCTACAGCGGCGCGGCCTCGTGGCACGAGCAGAGCGGGCGTCCCGTGCGGCCAGGGGACGGGTCGACCATCGGCTGCGGCGCGAACCTGCCGACGGGCTCTGTCGCGGCATACCACTTCTTCGACGACGGCGCCGATCACATCATTGTCGTGGTCGAGCGCTCCCCCGGCATCTTCTGCTTCCTCGGGTGGGGCCCCGCGCTCTCAGCGGCCGGACAGCCTGAGGACTTCCCGTACTTCTTCGGGAGCTCGGCCGCCGTGCTGAACACGCTGGACACGGACCCGGGAGGCGACCGCGGCGGGATCAACATCACGGCATACCCGCCGATGTCGCACGCCGACGACGAGGTCTCGAGCTACACGGGATCGACCCTCCGCGTCCACACGACGGCGATGGTACGGGTCGATGCCGCGACCTTCAGCGGCCGCTGGGTCGGGAACTGCGAGTACGAGGACGGCGGCTACGGCTACAGCGGCCGGACGATGCGCTGCGCGCTCAACATCGGGCCCGGAGGCGGGCTCGATGAGGGCCAGTTCCCCTGCTACCACCAGCTCGGCGACTACGACCGGATCCACCAGACGGCCTACGCCGGCGCGCTCCTCCTCCCTCTGCACTGCTACGTGCTCACCGACCCCGGCGCCCGGTGGGCCCCGTTGGGATACCCGCCGTCGATGTTCTGGTGCGAGGCCGTCGGGCACGGCTACGCGGCCGGCGAGATCTACCAGGTCGGCGGGCTCGACTACATGCTGTTCCCGCACTTCGCCGTGAGGAAGGGGGCATGAGGTGGCCACGGGCGTACCAGCACCCTCGGCGCTCTCCCTCCCGGAGATCGGCGTCCAACAGCTGCAGGGAGCCGACCTCCCGCTCCCCACGGACCTGGCGTGGACTCGAGCCGGCATAGCCTTCGTTGCCGGTCGAGGCGCGCTCGCGGACCCACGGCCGGACGCCTACGAGAAGAGCGGGCTCCCCGGGCGCACACACGACCTCGTCTTCCACGACTGCATCCACGTGATCCCCCGCCGGCGCGACCTCGGCGCTGTCGTCTCGGAGCAGGAGATCGAGGTCGAGGTCTGGAACGCCTTTCTCGCCCGGGCGCGTGTTCTCGACGACATCACCATCGTGGGGCCGGCGGGCATCGAGGTCGTCGACCATCTGGGTCTTCCGACTCACTTCCCGGCCTCCGACTCGCAGGTCTACACCGTCAAGGTGGCCGCCGAGGGCGATCCGCAGATCGACAACGTCGTCACCTGGGTCTTCGTAGACATCGATGAGAGCGGCACCGGCATCCGGATCCTCGGCTTCAGGCTTATCCCCTTCCCCTTCGCGCCGAACATGGCACAGCCTGTCACTGAGACGTTCGGGTATCTCACGGACATCCTGTCGGCCTACACGGGCATGGAGCAGCGCATCCAGCTCCGGGCCGTGCCGGTCGGCACGATCTCCTACTCCGTGTTCTTGAACGAGACACGGGACGCCCAGATGGCGGCCGCAATCCTCTTCGGAAATCAGCCGCGGGCGTTCGGCGTGGGGCGATGGCAGTTCCGGACGGAGCTGGCTATCGACGCTCTCATGGACGAGCCCGAGATCTACTGCCAGACGAGCGACATCCCGTTCGAACCCGGAGGCCTCGTCATGCTCTGGCGCGACCCCTACAACTGGGAGATCCAGACGATCGCATCGGTCGAGGCGGACCACCTCGTTCTCACGACCGGTCTCCAGCGCTCATGGAACGCTGGCGTGACATCGGTACTGCCGGCGGTCGTGGGGCGCCTGTCCACGGACGAGGCGCTCACATGGCAGTCGCTCGCGGCGGCGTCGCAGAACCTGACCTTCGACATCGACGGGTTCCGGCCATGACCTATCTCGGGTACGACGTCCTCGAACTCAACTACAACCGCGTGGGCGGCATTGAAGAACGCCTGCACCGGAAGTTCGTGCTGCTCGACCCCAAGACCGGGAAGCGTGTCACGGACGAGCAGTCGCCGGCGCCAGCGGCCGGCAGGCCGTTCACATGGACGGCCCTGGGGCGCGCGGAGATAACCGCCATGCGCGAGTTCCTCGATGCCCGCGCGGGCCGCGCCGTACCGTTCTGGCTCCCCAGCTTCCAGTGGGACCTCTCGCTCACGGAGGACATCCTCGGGGGCCAGGCGATCGCGACGGTGCGCTGGGTGCGCTACACCCAGCAGATGTGGGGCACTACCGGAGCGCGCCGGCACGTGGCGCTCTGGACGCTCGGCAACGGGGCGATGGACTACTACCGCATCGCCGACGCCGACGATCCTGCAGACTACGAGACCGAGAGCCTGACGCTCGATCCCGCCGCAGTCCGGGCCTACTCCAAAGACACCACCGTTGTCTCGTTTCTGAAGCTCTGCCGGCTCGAGGACGACCGGGTCGAGATCTCATATCCCACCGGGCGCGCGGCGGAGGCCACGATCCGTGTCCGCGAGCTTCCTCTGGAGGCACCGGTATGACCTACGACGCGAGAGAGCGGAGCAGATACGAGGGCCAGCCCGTCGAGGGCTTCAGGTTCGTGCAGGGCGGAAACCTCTGGCTCTACACCTCCGCCGACCGCGAGATCACGCTGCCGATCGGCACGTTCACGCCCGAGCCGATCACACGGACGCCGCTCGACTTCTCCCAGGAGGACACGGGCGAGTCGATGGAGTTCACTGTAACCCGCACGAACCCCGTGGCCGCGCTCTTCATCGGCGACGCGCCGTCATCGCCGGTCTGGGTGACGGCCTACCGGGCGCACCGTGGCGACGAGGCGGAGGCGATCGCGTTCTTCACGGGCAAGGTGACGCGGGCGCGGTTCGCGGAATCGGTGGCCATCCTCGTGGGAACCGGGCTCAACACGGTTCTGAGCCGCGCCGTCCCGGTTCTCAAGATGCAGACCCCGTGCAACCACGTCCTCTACTCCGCCGAGTGCGGGGCCAATCCGACAGCCTGCCGCGACTCGGTGACGGTCACCACCGTTGACGGCGCGACCGTCACGTCAAACGACTTCGCCCTGAGGCCGGACCAGTGGTTCCGGGGAGGGCGGCTCCAGACGTCCGACGGCGAGACGCGCTTCATCGCGGACCACGTCGGAGACACCGTGAAGCTGATCTCGCCGCTTCCAGGGCTCGAGTCGCTCGACGTCGTCTGGGCCTACTGGGGCTGCGATCACCTCGAAAGCACGTGCCTCGACAAGTTCGAGCAGCTCGACAACCACCTCGGTTGGTCGCGCCTGCCCAGCCGAAACCCGTTCCAAGGGAGCATCGAGTAATGGCCTGGTGGGTCACCGCGCTCATCTACATCGGCCTCACGCTCGTCTACGAGCTCATCCGGCCCAAGCCCAAGTTCGACTCGCCGGACCCGTCGTCGATCGGCGACTTCCAGTTCCCAACTGTCGGCGAGGGCCGGCCGATCCCGATCGTCTGGGGCACGTGCAAGCTGGCCGGGCCGATGGTCACGTGGTACGGCGACCTCGAAGTGCAGGCTATGAAGAAGACCGTCCAGACGGGCCTCTTTACCTGGGAGGAGATCACCACTCACTACCGATACTGGCTCGGGATCCAGCTCGTGTTCTGCAGCGGCGAGATCGATGAGGTCGTTGAGATCCGCTTCGACGACAAGCCGTGCGAGAACGTGACGTTCACCCCTCAGGCGAACCGCACGAAGGTCCACGTCGACGAGATGAGCTTCTTCGGAGGCGACGACGAGGAGGGCGGCGTCTTCGGGGACATCTACGTCTATCATGGGAACTCAGCGCAGGAACCTCACGCCTACCTTCAGGACCAGCTCGGCGACGACATCCCCGCGTGGCGGCAGATCTGCTACGCCGTCTTCAACCACGTCTACCTGGGCACGAGCCCGTACATCAAGGACGTCGCCCTCGTCGTGCGCCGGTGCCCGAACAGCCTCGGCCTGACCGGCGGGGCGGAGAACATCGACGGCGACGCGAATCCCGCCGCGATGATCTACGAGCTCCTGGTGCGGCCCCCGGGCAAGAACGGTCTCGGGCTGCCGGAGGGCTTCGTCGATGTCGACAGCTTCCGCGCCGTGGGCCAGACGCTAGCCGACGAGAGCATGGGCCTCTCCATGATGCAGGACCGTTCGGCGCCGGCGCGCGACCTCATCCTCGAGATCCTGAGGCACATCGACGGCATCGTCTACGTGGAGCCGTCCACGGGGCTCCTCACGATCACGCTCGTGCGGTTCGACTACTCGGCGGAGGAGCTGCCGGTTCTGGACGCGGACTGCTGCACGGTGACGGCGTTCGCGCGGGCCTCGTGGGGCGAGATCAAGAACCAGGTCCGTGTGTCCTACGTCGACCGGGCCGACGGGTTCGTCGAGAAGACCGTGCAGGCGCAGGACCTTGCCGCGATCGAAGCGCAGGGCGGCGAGGTATCGACGCAGGACCTTCAACTCCGAGGGTTCTCGAATGCCGCCGGCGCCCAGCAGGCGGCGGCGCGTGCTCTCGTCGCGGTCGCGTATCCGCTTGCGTCCCTCACGATCGAAGCGGACCGCACCGCGTGGGCTTTCCGGCCGGGGACGGTGTTCAAGCTCGTCTGGCCACCCCTTGGGATCGACGGCATGGTGTGCCGCGCGCTCCGCGTAGGCACCGGCGAACTCCTCTCTGGCAAGGTCCTCATCGAGGCGATGGAGGACATCTTCGCGGTCGACTGGACCGCCTACACGCCGCCGTCCTCGAGCGGCTGGGTCGATCCCTCTGGTGAGGTGCCGGCGCTGACAGACCAAGCTGGCTTACTAGCGCCCTATGAGGCGGTCAAGTACTACCCGTTCCAGGGATCGGATGTGCAACAGGCAGTAGTAATGGCGGCGCGGGGGACGCCGGGAGTCTCCAAGGGCTTCAAGGTCTATGTGGACTCGGAGCCCACGCAGTTCCCGTTCTTCACGCCGTCGGGAACGCTCCAGTCCGCCATCGACGAGACCACGGACGAAATCACGATAGCGGCCGGGCCCGACTGCAACCTCGTCGATTCCGTCAATGCAGCGGACTACGCGCAGGGAGTGAATGTGGGGTGGCTTGAGCACGATGGGCTCGAGGAGTTCATCGCATTCCAGACGGTCGTCGAGGGCTCAGGCACTCTAACGCTTCAGGTCCTCGCCCGGGGCTGTCTCGATACGGCTCCGACGGCGTTCCCCTCGGGCACGCGGCTCTGGTTCGTGTCCTACGGGAACGGGCTCGTGAACATCCTGGCACCGGTGGCGGCGTCCGCCGCTCGCAACCACGTCCTGACGTTCCAGCCATACAACAACAAGGGCGGCTACGCCATAGGCTCCTGTCTTGACACGACGGTCGTCGCCACCGCGCCGCCGCGCTCCGACAAGGTCTACTGCCCGACGGCGGTCCTGTTCAACGGCGCCAGCTACCCGAGTTCGATCTCAGGCGAGCTCACCGTCGCGTGGTCTCATAGGAACCGCCTCGGCACTTGGAGCTATGCGGACTCCGGGGCCACGGATGAAGCCGAGGACGGCACAGAGTACGACATCCTCGTCTACGGGGAACTCGGGACGCTCGTTCACACGGAGACCGGGCTCACCGACACATCGTGGACCTACTTGGAAGCCGACGAGATCGCGGAGTCCGGGCTAGGCCGACTCAACAATCACCTGCGGGTGATCATCCGGACGTGGGGAGACTCCAGGAATCAGAAGGCAATCCGGGAGATCGAGTGGGAGTGTGACCGAATATGAGGAGCTGCGGATCGGCTGCTTCCCCGGATGATTGAGGGGAAAGCGCTAGTTTGATCTCGGCTCAGCCGACCTCCATCAGCGAATCGGGGAGAGGCAGACTCCTTCGGAACACGTTGCTCGTCGATGAGCGGCGGCAGGTCCTTGCC